TGGGAGAAGGAAGACCCTCCCCCTTGTAGTTATATTATTCAGAGTTACGACACTGCGTTTAGTAAGAGTGACAGGGCTGATTACAGTGCTATTACGACTTGGGGCATATTTCACAATGACGAGACACAAGAGGAGCATATTGTTCTTTTGGACGCTGAGAGGGGCCGTTGGGAGTTCCCTGAGTTAAAGGAGCAGGCTTTAGAGTCTTATAAATTGTATGAGCCTGACATGGTTTTAGTTGAGCAGAAGGCGAGTGGAATGCCTTTGACTCAGGAGTTGCGTAGGATGGGCATTCCAGTAACACCATTTACTCCGAGCCGAGGTGCTGATAAGTTTACTCGTATGCACGCCTGCGCTCCTGTGTTTGAAAGTGGTATGGTGTGGTGTCCTGAGACTAATTTCTCAGATGAAGTCATGGAAGAATGTGCAGCATTTCCGAATGGTGAACATGATGACTTGGCGGATTCGATGACTCAGGCTATACTACGTTTTAGGCAAGGTGGTTTTATTACCACTCCAAGTGATTATGATGAAGATGACGAAGCGGGTTTTTACCGTCAGAAACGCGAATACTACTAGGAGACTGTTATGGACGAAAACATTGGAAGAGTAGATAAAAAATCAATTATAAGAGCCTTGCAAGAAGCGATGACTATGGGTGAGTCTGGTAGAACCATTTCTGAAGCTGACAGAAGGAGAATGGAGAGGTTAAAGGGCATGGGCAAACCTCAAGGTATGAAGATGCCCGAAAGAATGAAGACAAGAGATAGTGGTGACATGGACCTCTCTCCTGAAGAAGAAAAAGCTCTTCAAATGCTTCTTCAAATGCGAAGAATGAAAAACCAAGATGCTGAACGCAAAGCTTTTCCACCTCCATCTATGATGAACGGTGGCGGTGTTGCTGTAGCAAAAAAACGCAAGAAACCTAAAAAAGGCTGTGTCATGAAAGGGCGCGGCGGTAGCTATAAGGGGATACGATAATGGCTAAGAAATTAAAACCTGTACCATCTGGCAACAAGGGACTTCCTAAACTGCCTAAAGATGTTCGTAATGACATGGGATTTTTTAATGAAGGTGGCAGCGTTGAAGTTGATGGCGTTATGCAAGAGCATTACGAGCAATCTCAGACAGCTTCTACTAAAGGCGCAACGAATGCTGGACAATCACGCGGTGGAGGTGCAGCAATTAGTGGCCTTACATTTAGAGGAATAAAGTAATGCCCAAAATCACAATAGACGTTCATCTGCCTTATGACGATGTTCCAGAAATGTCAGACGATGAAGTTTTAGTTGTTGAGGATATTGTTGACGAAGAGGCTGACGAAGAAATTGTTGTTACCTGTCCCACTTGTGGTGCGGTGATGGCTACAGACTTATAACAGGAGCCTAACATGGCGGTTGAACAGGGACTAGGTGCTGGCGGTATTCCAGACGAACCTTTGGCAGAAGACAGTACACGCATGATGGAATTGCCTGAAGTTGTTTTAACTCCGGGCATTACAGAATTTGATGATGGTAGCGCTGTTATTGGAGAATACGAAGAAGAAGCTGAAGTTGTTCAGGAAATTGAATTTGATGGGAACCTAGCAGAAATTGTTGATGAAGATGAGTTAAACTTAATATCTTCTAATCTTGTTAGTCTTATTGATGATGATTTATCTTCTCGTCAGGAGTGGGAAGATACCTATAAGAATGGTCTTGAGTTCCTTGGCATGAAGACTGAGGAGCGTTCAGAGCCGTTTGAGGGTTCTTCTGGCGTTATTCACCCGTTGTTGGCTGAAAGTGTTACACAGTTTCAAGCTCAGGCTTACCGTGAGCTTTTACCTGCTAGTGGCCCTGTTAGATCGCAGGTTGTTGGTGCGCAGAATGAAATGCTTGTCAAGCAAGCAGAGCGCGTTAAAGATTACATGAATTACATGATTACTTACGAGATGGAGGAGTATGATCCTGAGTTAGATCAAATGCTTTTTTATCTTCCAGTTATTGGATCAACCTTTAAGAAGATTTATTCCGATCCCTTAAAGGGGCGTGCGGTTAGCAAGTTTATTCATGCAGAGGACATCATTGTGCCTTATGGCGCGAGTGATTTAAGTTCTTCTCCTCGTATTACCCACAGATTAAGTATGGATTCCAATGAGGTCTTGAAGCTGCAACTTGCAGGATTTTATCGTGATATTGACTTACCATCTCAAAGTGAGGGTCAAGATTCCTCAATGGATGAGGTTGAAGAGTCTATTGATGACATTCAAGGCGTACATCCAGCAGGGCCTTCAGATGAGCTTACGCTGTATGAGATACACACTTCTTTAGATATTGAAGGATTTGAGGACCTTGGCGCAGATGGAGAGCCTACAGGTTTAAAGTTGCCTTACATTGTAACTGTTATTGCAGATTCAGGAGATGTTCTTTCAGTACGCAGGAATTACGATGAGATGGACCCTATGCGGCGTGCGAAACAATATTTCGTGCATTACAAGTTTCTTCCGGGTTTAGGATTTTATGGCTTAGGTTTAACGCACATGATTGGTGGGCTGGCTCAAGCTTCAACATCTATACTGCGTCAGCTTATTGATGCGGGAACGCTCTCCAACCTGCCAGCAGGCTTTAAAGCCCGTGGCGCTCGTATCCGCGATGAGGATTCTCCCCTTCAACCGGGCGAGTTCCGCGATATTGATGTGGTTGGGGGGACCCTGCAAGGCTCTTTGATGCCCCTCCCGTTCAAGGAGCCTTCAGGGACTCTTTATAACCTCCTTGGAACGCTCGTAGATGCTGGACGTAGGTTTGCGTCTATGGCTGATATGAAGGTTGGTGAGATGAGTGGCGATACGCCTGTTGGCACCACTATGGCTATCATGGAGCGTGGCACTAAGGTTATGTCTGCAATCCACAAGCGGTTGCATTATTCTCAAAAAATTGAGTTTAAACTTCTTTCTAAGATTTTCTCTGAGACTGTACCTGCGTATCCTTATGTAGCAGATATGCAAATGGGTCCTGAGATTTTTGCACAAGACTTTGATTCTCGTGTGGATGTTTTACCTGTTTCTGATCCAAACATCTTCTCTATGTCCCAGCGCATTGCATTGGCACAAACAGAGTTGCAGTTGGTTCAGTCTAATCCTCAGATACATGGAGGACCACAGGGATTGTACCAAGCTTATCGTAAGATGTACGAAGCTCTGGGCGTGAATAACATTGATGGCATCTTGCCACCACCGCCACCTCCTCCACCACCTGTTAACCCTTCTAAGGAAAACCAGTTGGCGTTGCAGGGCGCTCCTTTGCAGGCATTCCCAGATCAGGACCACGAGGCTCACATAGAGGCTCACATGGCTGTTATGTCTACTCCTGCTATGCAGCTTAATCCAAATGCGATTATGTCATTGCAGGGACACATACAGGAACACATAGGCTTACTTGCTGAAGCTCAGGCGCAACAGGAAGTTATGTCTCAGATTCCACCAGAGCAAATGCAGATGATGCAACAGCAGGCTCAAATGATGCAGCAACAAGGTCAGATGGGTGGCCCACAAGCTCAGGCTCCTGATCCTATGGCACAGTTTAAGCCACAGATTGATTCTCTTGCGGCACAAATCATTGCCGACTTAACTGAAGAGCTTGCTCAAGCGGTTACTCCACCTGAGCAGGATGATCCTCTTGTGAACATTAGGAACCAAGAGCTTCAGATAAAAGCTGCTGACGTACAGCGCAAAGAGGCTGAGTTTGAAGCGAAGCAAGAGTTTGATCGTGAGAAAGAACGCAATGATGTTCTAACTGCACAGCAAAGGATTGATGTTTCAGAAGCGGCATTAGCCGATAAAACAAGGATTGCAGAGGATCGCATTAAAACACAGCGAGATATTGCGGTTTTAAACTCTAATACAAGGAAGCAATAAAATGGGATCAGTAAGAGATAAAATGGTTGAGCAAATTCGTGCAGCAAAGCGTGCGCCTGTTGTTGTTCAGGAAACTCCTGTTGTAGAAATGGTAAGAGCGCGTAGTGAGGAAGGACATTTTTTAAAAGATGACCCAAGTACCCCAGAAAACGAAGCGTGGGTTGAGAAGCCAGCCGCAAAGCCAAAAGCCAAAAAGAAAGCTGCTTCAAAGAAAAAAACAGCTTCCAAAAAGTCTAAGTAGATTTAGTAAAATCGCAAGACCCCAGAGATTCCAAGGAATTTTCTGATTCCTTGGTATTTTTACTTGTATATTCCTAACAATAGCATACTATATGCGGTATGGATGCACTACATTTAGCAGAATATCTATTTAAGAGCATTCGTGAACGTGACGCCCGTTTAAAAGACAGGCTTGCGGATAATTCGATACAGACCTTCGAGGAGTATCGGTACGTTGTGGGTGAAATACGCGGCATGGCCTACGTTGAGGAAGAACTCAAGGTCGCGATGAAAGGTATAGAGTACGCGGATGACTAAGAAGTTATTTGTGCCAGAACACGTTGCAAGAGCAACGGCAAAGGCTACAGGAGAATCCTCAGAGATTCCAAAACCAATAGAAAACGCTTTTGGCAAAGGTGCCAACAGCAAAAATTCAGATGATCCATCCGAAATGGAACCATCATCTTTAGAGAGATTACCGCAGCCTACGGGCTACCGTGTTCTTATCATTCCTTATTACCCTAGTGAAAAAACAAAAGGCGGTATTATCGTTCCTGACGCAGTTCGTGAACGAGAGTCTTTTGCCACTGTCGCAGCTTATGTGGTAAAACTTGGGCCTGATGCCTACAAAGACTCCCAGAAATTTCCAAACGGTCCTTGGGTCGAAGAGAAAAACTGGGTTCTTATAGGAAGGTATAGTGGAAATAGGTTCAAAGTGGAGGGTCTTGAGGTTCGTATCATAAATGACGATAATATTATCGCAACGATCCTTGACCCTAAAGACATTTCATATGTATAAGTTAATGGAGAGCAAGGAAAATGGCTATGTCTGAAGACATTAAAGAAGAAGACTTTGAAGGCGTTACTTCTGTTGAGGTCGATGATGACCAAGACGATCAGGAAGAAGGCGTTGAGTTATCTTCTGACGAAGAAGAAGGAACCCGAACAAGTGTTCGGAAAAAATCTGACGGTGACGATGAGCTAGAAAACTATAGCGAGTCAGTCAAACGAAGAATAAATCAGTTAACAGCGAAACGTAAGCAAGCTTCTGAAGAGGCTCAGGCTGCATACGAATATGCTCAAAAAGTTCAGCAAGAGAATGAGTCCATGAAGACTCGCCTGCAACAAGTTAGTGCAGGATACAATAGTGAAGCTGAAAGTCGTTTAAAAGCTCAAGAAGCTCAAGCTACTCGTGCTTATGCTGAAGCCAGTGAAGCTGGTGAATATGATCGTGCTGCTAAAGCTCAACAAGCTCTCGCTCAGATTGCAGTAGCCAAAGAAAAGGTTCGCACTCAAAAGGGTCAGCTTGAAAGAGAGACTAAACAGCGTGAGGATCAACAGCAAGTTCAACAGCAGAAAGCTCAAGAACAGCCTCAACAACAGGTAGCTCCGCCTCGTGATAAAAAACTAGATGGTTGGCTAGATAAGAATAGTTGGTTTGGCACTGATCGAATTATGACACGAACTGCTCAAGCAATTCATGAGCAATTGGTATTAGAAGAGGACTTTGATCCTACATCCGATGATTACTATAAAGAAATAGATTCACGGATGCGTAAGGAAATGCCTCAAAAGTTTAAGGAGAAACGGTCTAACGCCCAGACTGTTGCTCCCGCGTCTGGAAACGGACGGTCTGTAAAATCAGGGCGGAAAAAATCGGTAGAGTTATCGCCGGGTCAAGTTGCTTTTGCGAAGAAAATGAGAATACCACTCGAAAAGTACGCGCAAGAGGTAGTTAAATTAGATAGACGGAGTGAATAAAATGGCTGATAGGACATCACGCGATTCAGTTACGCGGGAGAGCGCACAGCGCCCACAATCATGGCGTCCCGGTTCTGCTTTGGAAGCACCCGAACCACCAATCGGTTATAAACACCGTTGGATTCGTGAATCCGTAATGGAATACGATGATAAGACTAACGTACATAAAAAACGGCAAGAAGGCTGGGACCTCGTTCGCGCTGAGGAAT